CCGACGCCACGCCGTGGTACAAGTCGCGAATTGTCGTGTCGTCAGTCCAGACGGCGAATGCGAAGCGTAACCAATCGCCCCGCATGGAGAAGTTCGATCCCAATGCGTTCGGTCTGCTGATCATCGACGAGGCCCATCACGCACCGGCCGCCACATACGGCAGGTGCATCGACTGGTTCCGACGCAATGACGACCTGCGTGTGCTTGGCGTGACGGCTACACCCGACCGGACAGACGAGGTGGCACTCGGCAAAGTATTCGGTTCTGTCGCTTATCGGTACGAGATCTTCGACGCAATCCGTGACGGCTGGCTGGTGCCGATCGTGCAGCATCAGATCGAACTCGAATCGCTCGACTTCAGTTCCATCCGCACAACTGCCGGCGACCTCAACGGTGCCGACCTGTCGGAAGTCATGCAGTACGAACGCAACCTGCACGGGGTCGCTCGTCCGACATACGAACTGGCGAAGGGCCGCAAGACCCTGATGTTCTGTGCATCGGTGGCACACGCCGAACGGACGTGCGAGATTTTCAATCGCTACGAACCGGCATGCGCCGCCTTCGTGAGCGGCAAGACACCGAAGGACGAGCGGCGTCAGATCACTGGCGACTTCGCCGCCGGGCGGTTCCAGTTCCTGTGCAATTGCGGCGTGTTCACCGAGGGCTATGACGAACCGTCGATCGAATGCGTGTCGATGGGCAGGCCGACCAAGTCGCGCAGTTTGTACGCGCAGATGGTGGGCAGGGGAACGAGAGCGAACCCGTCCGACCTGATCGACGGGGTCGAGTCGGATGGCAGGCAGACGGAAACCGACATTCGCCGTTCACTTATCCGCTCGTCGGATAAGTCATACCTGGAAGTGTTCGACTTCGTCGGCAACTCCGGTCGGCATAAATTGATCTCAACGTCCGACATACTCGGCGGCAACTACGAGGCCGAGGTGGTGACCCGTGCGGCTGCCCAGTCTGGCGATGTCATGGTGAACCTTGAGCAAGCCAAGCGTGACGTTGATGCCGAACGCGCACTCGCCGAGAAGCAGCGGCTGGCCCGGGAAGCGAGGGACCGTGCTCGGCGTGAGAAAATCGTAGCCAAGGTGAAGTACGCGAAAAAAACCATCGACCCGTTCGACACGCTGGACATCACGCCGCCGGTCGAACAGAACTGGAACAGGGGCAAGGAAGTCACGCCCAAGATGCGGGAACTGCTCGAACGTAACGGTATCGACAGCACCGAACTCAACTACGCCGAGGCCAAGGCGGTGGTCGGTACACTGATGGCGCGTTGGCGTTCAGGTCTCGCCACGCTACGCCAGGCGTCGTGCCTCAAGCGGGCCGGATACGACATCGACGGCGTAACCAATGAGCAGGCATCACGGATGATCGACGCACTGGCCGCCAACAACTGGCAACGACCGACGGAGCCGACAACAGATGAACGACAAGATGATCAGGGTCAGCAAGACGCATCACTGCCCGGTATGCGATAAACCCGACTGGTGCCTTGTGTCAGACGACGGCGCACGGGCGATCTGCGCAAGGGTCACATCGCCACGACCGGCAGGCGAGGCCGGCTGGCTGCACGCTATCGGCGGTGACACGATCGCCACACCGCCGCCGCCAAGGCCGGCAAAGGTCGGGCCGGTTCCTGACCTGAACCGATTCGCCACCGATGCCGCCGAGCAACTGAATCACAATGACGGCGTCACCAGGACGGCGAAACTGCTGGGGATCACCCCACGTTCGGTGGTCCGGTTGGCGGTCGGGTGGTCGAGAGACCAGCAGGCGTACACGTTTCCCATGCGTGACTGCGTAGGACGCATCATCGGCATTCGACTGCGATCCTCGAACGGCCAGAAGTGGTCGGTACGTGGTTCACGCAACGGTTTGTTCTATCCGATCCGCCGATACAACGGCGACCTGATGCTGATCTGCGAAGGGCCGACCGACACCGCCGCCATGATGGACATGATATTCGACGCCGTTGGTCGCCCGTCGTGCAGTGGCGGCACCGGCCTGCTTATCGATCTGATCAAACGTGGCGAGCAGCCGCGTGACGTGGCTATCATGGCCGACTCCGACACGCCGGGCATCGAGGGTGCCGTTCGGCTCGCCACCATGCTCAAGCCACTCCGCTATGTGCGGACCTGCAAAATTGTGCCGTCCCCGATCGGCAAGGATATTCGAGAGTGGGCGCAACGGGGTGCCGACCGCTCTTCAGTTGAACAGGTGATCAACAGTGCCAACCACTTCACGGCAAAATAAATACAACGTGTCACCGGCCGCCTTCCGCCAGTGGCGGGGCAAGGTATACGACTCGAAGGCCGAGATGGAATACGCCCAGGAACTTTTCTTCCTGCTCGAAGAAGCCGGGTTCATCACCCTGATAATCGAGCAGCCGCGAACCACGCTCGGCTGTCCGGAGAACGTGTACCGCCCCGACTTCTTTATCATAGAGAAGGGCGGCAAGGAGTTTTTCGTCGATGTCAAGGGTGTGTACACCGCCGAATTCAAGAGGAACGTCAAACTGTGGCGCGAGTACGGCCTGCGTCCGTTGCATATCGTCAAGAAGAAACGCAAGAAGTTCACCACGGTGCAGGTGGTGGGATGAAACCGAACCAGAACACATTCGCCATGGAGAAGGAAGTGGACAGGCAGCTTCTGAAGATCCTTCGCGACGGCGTTCCGAAGCAGGGCAGGGACGGAGAGATCTACATACAGCCGGCCTCGCCTGCCTACTTCCTGGTAGCACTGCGACGGCTCAAGGATTGCGGTTGCGTTGGCGTGGCGAAGGATGGATCGCCGCTCGGATCGCTCAAGGAAGTACTCAGGGAACGGGGCTGGAAGTTCAGTGGGCTGTCACCCGAGCCACCGGAGGCGATCAATGAACCCGTCGGCGACACCAACGACACCGCTCCGTGACCGGATACTGTGGCGGCCCCAGGATCTGGCGAGCGTGACCGGTATCAATATCAAGACGATCCTGGCGTATGATCTTCAAGAAATACTGCCGAGTCCGATCAGGCTCAGGACCGGACGCAACTCCTTGGTCGGCTGGCTGGCCGACGAGATCCACGACTGGTTCAAGGCCGGATGCCCGCGTCGAGTGGACTGGAAGTGGAAGCCACGGATACTGCCCTCGCTCGAAACGCAACTGATACAGATCAAAAACGATATCAAGGACGCGAAGCGTGAACTCGACGAGGTCTTGCGAGAGTTGCGAGAGGCCCGAAAGCAACTGTGAACTGATCGTGTTCTTCTCGACAGCCAACTGGCGGCGACTAGGCCGGGCGGACATGACACTACGCCGCCGCATTCGAGTTGCCATCCGCCATCCGAGGCGATCGTACTTCTGGTTCCTGTCTGCCCTGGTCAGGGTGATCACCAGATCGAGGCTGGCACACTGCTCGATCGGACATGACGGTGCAGTTCTGGACCCGTCCATGCTGGGCAATCGCTATTGGCCCATGTTCGTGTACATCAGCCGCTTCCCGACATTGGCAGGGTTCTTTCGTGTACCCATCCGACCGGACATTGCCATCGGGCTGGACAAATATCCGGCCGGCATTGCCAAGCCGGCGTGGCCGACTATACTCAAATGGTGGACCGGCGGCATGTGGCCGACCACCGATTGCGTTTGCGTAGTGCGGAGCATCCTTCGTGACGGCGGAATCGAAACACCACGATCGGACTATTCACCACAACGACTCTGGTCACGCCTTGCCGAGCGAGGATACCCGTGGACCGACCTTTCCACCGCTCCCGATGGCGGGGCTGAACCTACCGGAACGACTGCCGGCCACGGTTCTTGAACTAATAAGTGAACTTGACCGATACATACTACCGGCGGTGGTGGTGGACAGTAACCCCGACCGGAACCAGTTGATATTTGACGCTGGCCGCCGCAACGTAGTAGACTTACTGCTGGCGATTCGCGACCGCCAGCGAAAGGAGTGACCCGCATGGGTTTCAGTTCACCGTCGCCGCCAAAGTCACGTCCGCCACCACCGCCACCGCCACCCGAAGCAGATCCTTCCATTGAGGACGCGGTGCGTCTGCGTAACGAAATCGAACGGCGACGCCGTGGCCGAGGTGCGATGATCGAACCAGCCGTCCGGACCGACATCCTGCCGGCCGGCATCCAAATACCCACAAGAATCTAAGCAATGAGAGAACCGGAAACACTATCGAAACGCTGGGCCGGGGACGACAGCCAGAGGGACGGCGTATTGGACAGGGCAAGGCTATGCGCCTCGCTGACCAAGCCGTGGATCCTGCCCCCATCCTCGCAGGGCAAGAACGAGAAGCTGCCCGAAAATTACCAGTCGCTCGGCGCTAGGATCGTAAACAACCTCGAAGGCCGCATGCTGCTGGCCCTCTACCCTCCGTCCGTGCCGTGGTTCCAGTTGTCACTGGCCCCCAAGATCCGGTACGACCCTCGAATGCCGCCGGAAGCACTCCAGCAGGCGGAGCAACTCCTGTTCGTGCGGGAACTTACGTTACTATCCCTGCTTGAGGCCGGTGCGTTGACTCACCCCCATTCGGGGCGTCGCACCCCCAACTTCCGCAAGCAGAAGAGGCAGGTGATATCGCATATCCTGGTCACCGGCGACTGCCTCGAACAACTGACCGACGACTACCGGCTCAAGGTATTCAGGCGTGACCAGTACGTCACGTCACGCGATTCTCGCGGCGATGTGCTCTACCACATCATCAAGGAGCGGATCGACCCGCTCACCTTGAGCCAGGTGGAACTGATGAAGTGCGATCTGAAGACCGAGGAATTGATGGACATGCCGGTGGACAAGCGGATGCGTGACCTGTACACGCTGGCCGAGTTCCAGCCACTGTCACGCAACTGGCTGATCCGGCAGGAACTCAAGGACAAGGTCATCGCCGAGTCCCAGGAGGCGGTCACCCCGTTCATCTCCACCCCATACGAACTGGTCTCGGGCGAGGACTACGGTCGCGGATTCGTCGAAGCGAACCTCGGCGACTTCAGATCACTCGACGAACTGCGGGACAAACTGCTCGACTTCGCCGCCATGGCGAGTAAGCAGCATCCGATCATCGACGAGGCTTCGCTCATGCGTGAGGAGGATTTCAACAAACCGTCCGGCACGGCCCTGCGTGGCAGGGTGCGTGACGGCAGGGTACAAGACCTCGCCTTCATGTCGGTTGACAAGATCAGCGACTTCAACGTGGTATTCCAGACCGCCGACGCCATCAGGAAGGATCTGGGCAAGGCAGGTCTGATGGAGGAGGAGGTCACGCCACGCGGCGATCGTGTCACCGCATTCCAAGTCCAGCGTGTGGCAATGGAACTCGAAGGGGCGTTGGGCGGGGTGTACGCACCGCTGGCAGATGACCAGCAGATGCCCCTGCTGCAACGTGTCACGTTCCAGGCCCAGCGGGATAACCTGCTGGCCGCCATGCCGGAGGAGGTGATCGAGGTGAAGGCGTTGACCGGGATCGCCGCACTCGGCCGTGAACTAGACAAGCAGCGCCTGCTATCGTTCGTTCAGGTGGTATCCCAACTCGGCGAGGCGGCTACCCAGCGCATCGATATGGCAGTGCTATCCGACATCCTGCGCCGACTGGAGTCCATCCAAGAACCAGGACTTATTAAAACGGACGAGCAGTTGGCGCAGGAGCAGCAATCAGCCATGCAGATTCAGGCCCAACAGGAAGCGGTCAGCAGGGGTGCGGAAGTTATAGGCGACGTAGCCAAGCAGGGTGCCGCCAGCCAACTCGCCCTAGTCAGTTAAAAAGGAGACCGAACGTGGCAGAAGAAACGACCGAGACCACCACACTGGCGGCCGAGCCGCCGACCATCCCGACGCCAACTCCCGAACAACAAGGGGAACAACCCGATGGGCAAAGCGAAGAACTCATACTCGGCAAGTTCAAAACGCAAGCCGATCTTGAAAAAGCGTATACGGAACTCCAGACACGCCTCGGGAAGGGATCGAACCAGCAGGGGTCGGAGCCGGTAGCCGCACCGCCTGGCATCCAGATCCAGCCGAACACCCCTGCCCAAGACGCCACCATCTCCGACGCCCTTGCCCGTGCCGGCCTCAATGAGGAGCAGATGGCGACCGAGTGGCAGGCCAACAGTGGCAAGCTGGACGACGGAACCTATCAGGCACTGTTCAACTCGGGCGGGTACTCACGACCGCAGATCGATCAGGTCATGAGCGGCTCGGTGGCTCGGGCGGAGTTGCGGCAGATCCAGATGAACACGTCGATCTCCACCGTGCAGAACATGATGGGCGGTGAGCCGCAGTTGAACAATCTGCTCGCTTGGGCGGGAACGAATATGCCTGCACCCGAGGTCGAGGCCATGAACCAGCGTCTGAATGACCCGGGCCAGGTGGAATCGGTGGTCCGATCACTTCGAGACCGCCATCGTGACTCGGTCGGGGCCGGCGAGAGCCAGCCACTGGTTCAAGGCGGGGTCGCCCCGCCGGCGGCCGGCAGCGGCGGGCCGAAGAACATGGCCGACTTCGTCAAACTCCGCAACGCCGCCAAGAACGGAGATCAGGCGGCGATCAATAGCCTCGCACGGCTCAATCCAGCCGACCTTGCCAATTTCGTATAACAACAGGAGACACCGATCATGTCCTTTAAACTAGACCCCGAAGACGAACGACTACTGGACGAATTGAAGTCCTCGTACCGCGTAGTNCACTCNCGAACCTCCCAGGACAACGGCACCGAGCGTCAGTACATCACGGGCGAGATCATTGACCGGCTCTCCCAGAAGGTATGGGCCTCTGGCGAACACTCATCGAGCGAACTTGAGGCGGTTCGCAACGGTATCCAGGTGGCCCTGAATGGCGAACGACCCAAGACCGTGGCCGAACGGGTCACCTCCCTGTCCGCTGAGAACGAGGAATTGAGAAGGAAAATTGAGATTCTTGAGGGCCGAAGCGGGACTGCCCGAGAAACAAAATCTTCACAGAAGATTGACAAACAACCGAAAATGACTGTAGCATCGAATTAGTAGTATGGGTGTAGCAGGACACGGCACCTCCGGGTCACCGGCCTGCACGTCCAAGGCAACCCGACGAATCGCGAGCCTTTCGCTGGCGTGGGCAATCCTTCGCGGATCCACCTGGCCGTGAGACAACTCCGAGTAGTTGACGAGCCGAAACGCTGTACTTGTTTTGCGTTTCGACCTTTAACACAAGGAGTAGCCTCGCAATGGCAACTTCAAATGCGCAGAGATTCCTGACCCAGGATGGTGACGATCGCAATATTGCGCTCACCATGTTCTGGGGTACGGTCCTTGAAGCGTTCAAGGCCAAGACACTGTTGTGGAACGCCATCGGCCCGGAAGGTGAAGGCACGGACTCCGCGCCGGCACCGGTCGTGGCATCGAAAATCGTGGACGCCGGCAAGAGTTGGGAATTCCCGATAATTGGCGACGACCCGACACCCACGTACCACACGCCAGGCACGGAACTGCTTGGGCAGGACGTGACACTGGTCAACGGCACGATCACCATTGACGACATCCTTGTCGCCCACTACGACGTGCCACTGGATCAGACCCAACTGTCCCACTTCGACGTGATTGAACCGTTCGCCCGAAAACTCGGTCGAGCGCTTGCGGTGGACTTTGACCAGAAGCTGTTCATCATGGGCTTCAACGCTGCCTATACGGCGGCGGTGACCAATGTCCACAACGGCGGCAACGTGGTCGAGCGGGTCGCGNATACGTCGGCTATTGCCTACCCTGACANTNCCACCGGTGCGGGGNACTTCCTGTCCGACGTGGCCGAAATGGCCCAACTTTTGGACGAGGATAATGTGCCAGAAGACGGAAGATACCTTTTTGCCACCCCCTATATCAGGCGTATCCTCCGCAACAACACCAACATCTTCGACAAGGACTACGGGAACTCCACCAACGTCCTGAATGACCGTGCGATCGGCGTGATAGAAGGATTTACCTTCATGCCGACCACCAACCACATCCCCTCGACGAACATCACCACGAATCCCTCGAAGTACAATAGGAACTTCGCGGTCGCTGGCGATGACGAGGGCGAACCTGTCGCACTTATCCTGTGTGGCGCAGAAGAAGGATCGTCGGCCATCGGGTACGTTGCCGGAACCGGCGCTGCCGGACCCATCCATTCATATCGCGAATTCGACGAACGCCGTAACACGACGTTCATGAAGGCGCAGATGATGGTCGGTGCCGGTGTGCTCAGTCCTTGGAGTGCCGGCGTTATCCATGTGGATACCGCTTGATCTGATCCCCAATCGTAATCCCTCGGTCCGGGCATACTCAACCCGGGCCGAGGGCTTTTTCGAACTCCTGCTTACTCACCAACAACCGAATAAGGAGTATTTCAAATGAGTACCGCTACCCTAGCTAGACACGGATACAATCTTCTTCGACGACAGCGCCTCGACCCCCGCCAGACGGCCAGGTACTTCGACGACTTCGTGACCATGGCTACTGACGACACCACCGGCGATCCCATCGAGTGGGAAATCGTCCAAGATGCAGGGGCAACTGCCCAAATCGGAGCGCTCGACGGCCTCGGCGGATGGTTCCAGGTATGCTGCGACGGCGACGACAACGACGAGTGCTACGCGGCATCGCGATCCGAGGCGTTCATCTTCAATACCACCAAGGAATTGCTGTTCGAGGCTCGCGTTAAGTTGACGGCCGGCTCGACCGACGGCAAGGGGACATTCGTGGTCGGACTCTCCGATACCGTGGCCGCCAATTCGATCCTCGACGCCGGAACCTTGATGGCCTCGTTCGACGGCGCGATATTCTGCCTCGAAGAAGATGCCGAAGTGTCCTTCACGACATCTAACGCATCGAGCCAGACCCGCACCGCAACGGCGTATTCATGGACANACGGTGACACGGTGCGACTCGGGTTCTACTACTCGCCAGGTGACGGCACGACCGGCAATGTCACGCCCATCGTGAACGGCGCGGAAGGAACCACGCACGACATCACCATATCCGGCTTGGAAGAAATGCATATCCTCCTGGGATGCAAGACCCATGAGGGTGCCGAGCAGAAACTTGAGGTCGATTGGTGCGAGGTGATTCAACGACGCTGATTTTAGTCCTTGTCTCCTTTTCTCCTGGGGTCCGGCTCCGGCGCCAGGCGGGGCCGGACCTTTTAATGAAAGACACCTGACGTGCATTAACCAGCGAACGACGACAATACCATAAACCGCAAATCGCCATCATGATGAAGATGTTCAATCGACTGAGTTGGACGGACATTGCACTGATCTCGTTATCACTTGTCATGGCACTGCTGCTCATATTGTGGATGTTTCAATGAGCGACAAGAACCAGAACGGGACGAACCGATGGGCGATGACATTGCTGACAAGCATCTTCATAACGCTGATCGGACTCGGGCTTCCGTCCCTGTTCTTCATGGGCCGCCAGATAGAGGCGATCCAATCGATGAAACTTGAGATACAGGATGTCAAGCGGGAGATGACGGTGCTGTTCGACAAGAACGACGTTCGCATCACCAGGAGACTGGACTCACTGACCGACCGGGTAATAAGCTGCGAGCGATCGATACTGACGATGAAAGGCGGCGAGTAATGGCGTTATTGAGTGCGGAACAACTAGCCGAGGTCTCGGTGGAATTGATGCGAGACTGGTCCGCTACGCGGGAGTCGCGCGGCGGCAGCAAGGACGACGTGTCGGACATGGTCGGAGGTCTGGACAAGTTCATCAGCGACAATGAAAGCGAGATAACCGCCGCCATACCCGAACCGGCACGGACCACGTTCACCGATCAGCAGCGGGCGAAGGCGATGGTCCTGGTCATCAACAAGAGATACCAACAGGGAGCATGATCCATGCCATCCGGTGACACACTCCTGATCTTCACGCCCCTGAGCAACGAACCGCCAACCTCCGTCTACGCCCAACTCGACCAGCGTAACGGACACACGGTTCTCGACTTCGATCAGTCCACTGACGAGTACGCATTCTTTGGCGCCGTACTGCCTCGAAACTATTCCGGCGGCGGGATCACCGTATCGATCTACTGGATGGCAAGCGGGGTGGCGAGCAACAATGTCGTGTGGAACGCCGCCATCGAGCGGCATCAGAACGATGTGACCGACCTCGACTCCGACTCGTTCGCCACTGCACAGGCGGCTACCGACGCGGCCCCGACCGTGGACGGCGAGCACACCGTGACCGAACTCGCGTTCACCAACGGCTCGCAGATGGACAGCCTTGCCGCCGGAGAATCCTTCCGACTGTCGATCGCCCGGGACGCCAACAACGGCAGCGACACGATGGCGGCCGACGCCGAACTGCTTCGTGTCGAAATCAGGGAAACTTAATGGCGAGAGAATTCGACGACGCCAGCAGCGAGGATCTCAGCACGACAACGCTGGCAATCACCGGCCTGCCGTTCACCTGTCAATGCTGGTTCAAACTGCACGACCATTCCGGGGCGGGCAAGACCATCCTGAGCATGGGCGATATGACGGCGGCGAACGACTACTGGACTATCTTCGTGCCGACCAGCGGCATATTGAGGTTCCGGACCCGGTCGGGCGGGTCGGGCGGCAACGCCGATACATCCAATGAAGTGACCGATGGTACGTGGCACCACGCACACGTCCACTTTTACGCGAACGGCAATACCGAATGCGTTCTTGACGGAACCGTCGGGAGCAAGGGAACGAATGCGAGCCAGTCATACCCGTCGTCGCAAACACAATTCCGGATCGGGTCACGCACGACCTCCGGAACGAAATTCTATATGGACGGCGAGGTCGCGGAGGTGATGATGTCGGGCAGTTACGTCGGCTCCGCACGGGCCTCGCTCGGGGTCAATGCCCTGATGCACCGGGGTGCTAGTTTCCCCGTGTTCTACGCTCCGCTGATCCGCGACGAGGACACCGACAGGATCAAGGGGATATCGATGACGGCGAACAACTCGCCTACCGTTTCGGCGCATCCGAGGATCATCTATCCAGGGCCGCACATGACGCCGTTCTCGCAGTCGTCCACGAAATCGCACTGGTTCTACCGCGCCGCAGCAGGAGTAGCATGATGTTCAAAAACGTAACGGGCCAGAAGTGGTCGGTCATGGCATGGAACGCATCGACCGGACTGCGCAAGACGGGCGACGCCGGCCAGATCACCGCCAAGATCAGTATCGACGACGCCGCGGCGGCCACTACGAACGACGCCAACCCCACCGAGGTGGAGGACGGGCGGTACGCCTTCACCATGACCCAAGCCGAAACGAATGGCGACAAGCTGGAACTGTACCCGCAGTCGTCCACCAGTAATATCGAGGTCATCGGGCTGCCCGCCGTGATATACACGGTGGAGAGAGAGGTCGGGCCGGGTGCCTCGTCCGTTACCATGACGATCACGGAATCCGGAAACGCGGTAGCGGACGCGGACGTGTGGATCACCAGCGACTCCGCCGGCAATACCGTGATCGGCGGGACACTGCAAACCGACTCGGACGGAAAGGCGGTATTCCTTCTGGATGCGGACACGACCTACTACCTGTGGATGCAGAAGGACGGAACGAACTCGATTCTCGGTGAATCATTCACGGCCGTAGCGGACTAATATCATGGGCAACGCATTCACAACCACACTGGCGACCGCATCGGCCGAGACCCTGACGGCGGTCAACGACATGTTCAAGTTATGCGGACTACGTGAGGTAGCCGCCTTGGATACGGGCAACGCATCGCAGGCCGGGGACGCCGAGCGGATACTCGACGATGTCCGCGACGAGATCCTGTCGCGAGGCTGGCACCAGAACACCGAGTACGACGTGGAATACACGCCGGCCTCAAGTGACGACGAGATCGATCTCGGGTCCGACATACTCGCCATCGACAGTTGGGTCGGACGCAGTAACGGTCACCCTGGTGCCAAGAACGTGGTCAAACGCGGTTCGAGGCTGTACGACATCGACGAGAACTCCTTCGAGTTCACCACGATCAGTTCACTGAAGACCCGCATCATCAGGCGACTCGACATGTCATACCTGACTATCCCGCTCCAGCGCCACATATCCGGCGAGGCGGCGGTCCGGTTGTACCGCATGCACGTCAAGGGCAGGGGCATGAACCGGCAGGCCGCCTGGCTGGACTTGGAGAACTCGATCATTGGCGAAGCGAGACTGCGCCGCGCCGAGGCGTACCGCGACAACCAAGAGCATTCCGATTGGAACATACTGAACAGCGAGCACTCAAGAAACGTGCGTGGCCGTCGGGTCCGATACGTTTCCGGCATACAATCCACCACGATTTGAGGTGATCAATGGCAGTCCTCGGACTCACTAAACTACAGGCGGTCAATCGAATCCTGCATTCGATCGATATCGCTTCCGTCACGGCGCTGGACACGTCCGGCAGCAGTGAAGCGACCGAAGCGGAGGAGATACTCGACCGTGCCAATACGCTCGTCCAGTCCTGGGGCTGGCAGGACAACCTCACGCTGGCTCGAACCTATTCGCATTCGGGCGGCACTATCACCCTCGCAGCCGATACGCTGTGGGTCCGCTCGGCCGGCACGGACCAGCACCGGAACCTCGTTCTCAACGGCGACGCCCTCTACGACGCCGATGGCGACACCGCCACGTTTTCCGCTAACGTGGCACTCGACCGGATACGGGAACTGACGTTCGTGAACTGCTCACCCAAACTCAAGGAATTGATCACTGCGTGGGCGAGGCTCATCTCGCATCGCCAGAAGCGGGCGGACTCGGTTCGCGACGCCATGTACCGGCAGGAGTTCGCGCAGATCATGAGCATGATGGAGCGCCCGAGGCAGGCGCCGCTGCTGCCCGATGTCAATACGCTGCTCTCGCTGACCGTGTCGCAGGGCGCAACTGAATCCGACAGACGGAGATGACCGATGCCGCAACTGAACACCGTGCCGCTGCGGGTGCCGATGCTGTCCGGCGGGATCAGCCAGCAGCCGTCGCACATCCGGTACAACAACCAGGTCGCAGACGCAATCAACGCCC